GCTCAATGTGACGATCTCGCTAATCTCTTCGTGGTTGGCGTCCAAGCCCTCGACGTATACAGTGCGGGCCCCGGTGCCGTTTGCTGTATCGTTGGCACTCGAGGAGCTGACTTTCATCTGCAGGGCCGCTGCGGGGAGCGGGATGACCCCCGTGTACGGCCACACGGTTACGCGAGCTGTGTCCACGTCCGGGTTGTACCCAAACACAATTACGCTCCAATGCCCCGTGATCTGGCCACGTGCAACTTGAAGTTCGAATGGCTCGGTGAGCCCGAACCGAGAGATGGATGATAGCTCCCGAGCCATTCGTTTCTCCTTACGACCAGAACAGCGTCACGGCTGTGACGTTAGTGGCTGTCGAGATGTAGGGATCGGCTTCAAAAAGTACGCCGGTCCCGGGGATGAAAATGTCATAGGTGCCAGCTGCGCCAAAGTCCAAGTCGATCTTTGTCGCTCCGCCGTCGCCGGAGGTCAGTGTGATCCTGCCAGCCCCAGACACCGTGGTAACAACCTGACGAATACGAGCGCGGCCAATTGAAGCCGCACCGGTGCCCGTCAGGCGTTTAGAGCTTACGTCATATTCGTCGGCCATCAGGGCCTCCTATTAGCTGAGGGCTGCGCCAACAGCAGTGACCCAAGCAGAGCCGGTCGAGATGACGAGGCAGAACTCGTTGTTGCCAGCGCCATTGTCGTTGATGAGGCGAACTTGACCAGCGTTGCCAGCGGCAGCGGCGGGCAGCGATGCGGTCGCGATGGCGGTGAGCTTAACGAAGCTGGTGACGGTCACGTCGCCCGAGACATCACCGGTGACGGAGCCAACGAAGCCGTTGGTCGAGGTCACGGGACCTGAGAAGGTTGTGGAAGCCATGGTAGTACCCCTTGCACAAGGATTCGCCGCGCAGTCTGTGCATCGTCAGGTCGGGCGTCCTGTCTGCGTGGCTGATGTTACCCTGCGCGCAGGATACACTAGGTTTTGGGGTTAGTCGAGCCTGTTGGGATCGGCATAGCGAAAGTGCTTTCCGGCATTCTTGCCGCGGATAAGTGGGCGGTCTGCCGCTAAGGCTTTTGCGAGCATCCCGGGGGAAAGACCAAACACCGCTTTTACCTCCTTTAGGCTCTGAAAAACCTGACCCGACGTGACCTCGACGATAGCTTTATTGTACTTCGCCGCGTGTTCAGAGCCCCGTTCTTTACCTTTGCGCATAGCGCTGAGCTTTGCACGTGTTTCGACAGTTGCTCGTTTCCCGAGGTTAGCTTCTCGCAGCTTCGCCTTAGTCTCCTCGGAGACGGCCTTACCCGACCTGTTGGCACGCATGAGTGCTTTGGACTCCTCTGAATGCGGTAGCCCAAGTCTTGGGTGGATATTTTCTTCGTAGTGCTGCTTTAGGGCCTCGGAAATGCGCTCTTTGTGCCTGTCGCTCCTGACAACACCTCGGCTTGAGTTGTCCGTGTACCGAGCCATGTTGTAGCACTGATTAGTGCCGTGGTGTTCGTTCAAGAACACTTGCTCAACGCTGTGTAGCTCAGCAGGGTCGTCGACCTCGGCAACGATACGGAAGACAAATGAAGCCGCCCCGTACTTGTTCCATGCGTTTTGCAGGGGCAAACAGTGGTGTGTCCCGGCAGCGAGCTTTCGACGATGCGTGCGTACGCGCGTACGCCACGTTATGGTGCTGCCGACGTAAAACTTCGCGTTCGTAAGGTTGATGATCTTGTAGATGACAGACTTTTCAGAGTGTTCCATGCTCGGCTCCAACGGTGACTTCTGTACCGAAATAGGTAGCTAGCTGTCACAATTGCGTCAAGCGTTTTCTTGGGGTGTCTTTGGTTGGAAAAGAAAAGGCCCGCCGAAGCGGGCCTTAACTACTTGGTTTTGTTGGCTTATGCGCCCGGCGAGGCGTACATGGCCAGCGGGTCGGAAACGCCGAAGCTATAACGCTCTCTTGCTTTATACCTCACGTTCCCTGTATCGAAGTCACCATCCATTGACGTCGACATAGCGACGCGGACGAAGTGCTTCAAACCGTTCGGGATGTCGGTGGTGAGGTACCACGCGTCATTGTCCGTCAGGTAGTGGTTCACTGCGTAACCGCCCGGGATCGAGCCGTTCGACTTGAGGGCGTTGAGATCGTTATCGGCGGTGCCGACGCGGAGCTCAGTTTCCAGCAGACGAGTAGCGACGAACATCAGCGACGGCGGAACAATCAGCTTGCGCGGACGGGCAGCGATCAGCAGACCGCGTTCGTCTTTGTAAGCTGCGATGTCGATCACAGCCTGTTCCAGCGAGGTTTCGTTGAGGTCGGCGTCAACCGAAGGACGGTTGGAGTTGGTGCCGCCAGCAACGGTCGGGTGCGCCGTGTTGAACAGGGTCACACCGTCGCCCGATTGGAACGTGGTGAAACCGGTGTTCAGCAGCGAAGCTGCCTTGACCTGCTTGGTGTACGCCATAGCGCGAGCCAGCGCTTTGGTGTAACGAGCCGAGAGCGAGTCGTACAGGTTGTCTTCCATGGCTTCCTCGGTGATCGAGAAGCCCATGGCCACCGTCTCGTGATTGTAACGAGCGGTGAACGATTCCTGTGCGTTGTCATACGAGATGGCAGAGCCTTCCGGTTTCACCGGTGCTGCGCCAAAACCGGACAATTTGACTTCCTCTTCGAACGAACGTTCGGAGCTTTCAGTCTCATAAATCTCGGCATGCTCGTTTTCGTACTTGGCGTACTCAAGACCGAACAGGGCGTTGAGGCCCGGAAGCAGTTCTTTAAGGGCCTGTGCGCGTGAAATAGCCATCTGTCAGTCCTCCTTACACGCCAACAGCAGCGGTCAGCTGCGTGTAGTTAAGTTTCACGACCAGCAGCGGGAACGAAGTACCAGCTTCGCCACCACGGGGGCCACCGACGTAGTCGATGATTCGCAGCGGGAGGTTGGCATCGGTGCCGATGGTGGACGCATCGAGTGCGACGCGCGAGGCTTTGAACGTGGTGTTCACCGCACCCTGAACAATCGCGGCGTTCTTGCCGTAGATGTCCAGCGAGTTGGTGATGGCCTCGTCAGCCTGCACAACGTACAGGGCCTGCGGGTCGTCCACGACGAACGCGAGCGCGTCCGAAGCAACGGTGCCGGTCGGCCACATGTTGCTGAACGTGATCTGCCCAGTCGAGGGGTCGGTGTACGAGCACCCGACAAACACGCCGAGCATGGCGATGTCAGCAGAAGTATCGCCAGTGGCGGTCTGCTTGGTGATCGTGGTCGAAGTGCCGTTGTCAACGAGGTTGACGATATCTCCGGCGGCGATGTTGACGGCGAGACCCGACGCGATGGGGTACTGGCGGAAAACCTCCAGCGAGCCATTGTCGAGACGGCCAGTCACACGCAGACCGAAGGGAGCATTGACGGAACCCATGGGTTCTCTCCTTCATCTACAGAGTTGTGTTCACGGCAATCACTTGCCGAACGATGTTTTTGTCGAGCGCTCGGGCCGAAGCACGGGCATACGCGGGTCGTTCTCACGCATGAAATTGCGGTCAACTGCGTCGATCTGGTTTTGAGCCATCTCGAGTTGGCCTTCCACGCGTGCGTCCGCGTCTTCAACCGGAATGCTGCAGAGCAGCAATCCACCAACTTCGACGTTGCCTTTAAAGCGCGAGTCGAGGTCGGACATAATTTGCAGCTCAGGATAATCCTCCGCCCTTACAGGCGTGTAGCCCTCTCGGAACCGAGACGACACGTTCGTCATGTCTGCGTTACCCATTGTGGAGGTGCGAATCCACCGGAACTTGATGCCCGGACGGTCTTCGGGGGTAGGCAACATGGACTGCCGCTTCCACGTTTTTTTGCGCGGACTCGTGTTTTCGCGAGTCTCGAGAGTACGTGGGGTCCGATCAGCCATTTGTCATATCCTTTAGCTTTTGCGCCGCGAACACCTTGAGAGGTACACCAAGGCGCTTGGCGAGAGCGGCCTCAGAGGAGGTTAGCACGACCTTGCGTGGGGCTTTCGTGCTGCGAGCAGCAGGGGCGACCACGGTACCAGCCTGACGTCGGGGTGCTTTTTCCTCAATCTGCCCGTCGTCAAACCTATCTGGGAACGTGCGGCGAACCGCATCGTCGATCTTAGAGTAATACAAATCACTCTTCGGATCAATTCCTT